CGCTTTTAGAGTTTTTACCCGCCCTACCCCTGAGTTCCATTTTACGTTTATCGCTGTCATGGTGTCTCTTACAGAGTGATTGCCAGTTCTTTATATCCCAAAATAGTCTTACATCTCCCTTGTGTGGCTCTATGTGATCTACGACTGTCGCTTGTCTGATCTTACCCTCTGATTTGCACATTACGCATAGCGGATACTCTTGCAGATAATAGCCACGTTGCTTGCGCCATTGATTGCCGTATAACTTTTGCCTTTCTTTAGCTTCATCTGTTCTAGTGTCTTTAGGCTTGCCTTTCCAAGGCGAGTTAAAGACCGCTGGTTTAGTTGGCATTCTCTACCTCTACTTTTTTCTTGTGACTTTCAGATATAAGCATCGGTACGGCATTCTTCCATTTAACTTAATGATGCAGTCGCCTATGATTTACTCCCATCTCCGTTATCTTTACACACGATGGTGCGTACATAACAGAGTAGAATGATTTAATATAAGTTCCGAGATCAAGATAAATATCTGTTAACCCGCCCGAGTTAGCCTGTGTTTGTATCTGCTCTAGTCTAATTCTTGGTACTGTAATAAATAGTTCGCCTCTAAGACCACGCTCGACATAGGCGTTCACATCTTCGTTAATACGACCCATAAACTTAAACGGTCTATCAGTAGAGCAGAAAAAGCTATTCATTGCCTTTCTTGAGAATTTACCTTTTCTATGTAGTTTAGATACATTAGAGCCTTCGCCCCCAATGAAGTCACCGCCTTGTGACATTGCGATTGTCTTAGCACCACTTGCGATATAGAACTCAAGCATTGCTTCAATAATTGGATCTAAGTTTTTAATCCTAATATTTCTAGTTATATATTCTCTATCGTTATTAAACGTATACCTAAAATCCTTATAGTCATCATCAAGTTGAAGGAAGTATTTAATACCTAAGTTCTTGGCTACAACAAAGTTATAGTTTCGTGCATAGACTACAGAGTTACGTTTACCAAAGTTATCGCCACTATCTGTCATATCAATGGCTTCTTGCTTTGAGAATACGATGACTTGATCTTTATATATCTCTTTGTATTTATCAAATTGTTTATCTTCATCGTCTACCATTAGATATATCTTACCTGTATATCCATAGTCTCTTAGCGTCTTATATGTAATTACGTTATCAGCACGACCATGTGTAAGGATAAATACAGCAAAGTCTTTATTCTTCATCTGGATAGTCCTTAGAGTATTGCTCAGAAATCTTCTCTGACATAACTACATATCCATTTTCTATCGCTTTATCAAAGTCAATAATTACTAATGCATTTTGCTCCATTAATTCTTGGCATTCTGCCGATGAGTGTGCATAGTAATCAGCAATTAGTTGAAAATTAAGGACTGTGTGTCGACCAGCAGCGAGCATAAGAAAGTCTTTTTCTTCTCTTGGTAATGATGACTTTTTAATCTTTTCTATTAAATCAAATGTTTTTGTATCATCGAACAAATCTTTAATGTTTGGTTTTTCATTAGACGGTTCATATGTAGGAGCATCTACTTTTTTTGTATATGTATCATCTTTATTATCATCGTCTATAGAATCCTCATCCAATAGAATGTCTTTTAATTCTTCATCGCTAAAGCCAATAATCTTTATATCAAAGTCCATTTGCGTTAAGTCTGCCAACTCTAAAGATAGTAGCTTATCGTCCCATCCGCTATTCAATGCAAGTTTATTATCAGCAAGAATCAACGCTTTCTTTTGTGCTTCACTTAACCCATCTAACTGAATAGCTGGTACTTTACCCATCTTTAACTTACGTGCTGCTGCCAATCTTCCGTGACCAGCGATAATGCCATTATCACCATCAATCAAAACTGGATTAGTCCATCCAAACTCTTTAATCGATGCAGCAATTTGTGCTATTTGCTTATCACTATGCGTTCTAGCGTTATTAACGTAAGGAATAAGGTCTTCAACTGGCACTTCGATTACGGTTAGCATTAAATCTCCTGAATAAATACTTCGCACATACCGCCTGGAATTATCTCTTTACGCTCTAATATAAGACGATCAACTTGACTATCATCGATAAAAACCTTTGCGTGCTGTAAAGCATCTAACAATGGTTTTGCTCTATTATCAATATCCATCTTTCGTTTATCTCTAGGATAGATAAAGACTTCAATAAAAAGCCTACCAGTAAGCGGATTTATATTAGCATTGTTTACTATGTTATTAACTAAGTATCGAAAGTCTCTACCTTGTTTTGATAAATAGGTAATTCCACGACCATGATGCCAATGCGAGTTAGCACTATTTGGCAGTGGTAGCTTTAATCGAATCGATGATTTCATCTTTAGTAAATTTTCCATGTCTTATCAAGTATGCAAGCATCGCCTCTTGATGCTTGCGTGATGGTCTTGCAGATAAAACCAATCTAACACAACAAGACATACAAGAGGAAAGATATACACTTCCTTTACACTCATGCGTCATGCTTCTAACGCTTCCTTATAAAATCTAATCTGTAACGTACTAAGTTTCTCGCCAGAGTCATGCCTACCTTTAAGTTTCTTAGCCCATTGCTTATGATCTGCTGTGTTTGTTTTCTGGCTAACGGCTTTAAACGCTGTTTGAGCGATTTTCTCTAATTCCCTATCTACCACACTAGAATCTGCTTTTGGTGCGCTTAGAGACTCTATTTGAGGTCTTGGCGCTTGTTTGCACAGGTTCTTAAACTCAATAAGATTTGGACACTTCTCAGGTAGGTTTTCTAATGCCCAGCCGATAGCCTTAAGATTAGATGAAAAAGAAGCCAGTTCATACGACCAAGCGGACTTAACTTCGGAAAGCGGGACTTTATCCCACTTGTTCTTAAATTCACTACCATATGTCATTATTAGACGGTCAAAAAGTCTTTCGATAGCAGCAATGGGCAATGTCATTTTGCAATCCTTAAAGTATTAGCTTCCATATCGAATACATCTACTTCAATAACAGATCGTTTACCAGTAGCTTCTTCGTACCATTCCCGCTTTTCACGTTGCCAAGCTGGTTCTGATTGTTTGGCATTTTGTAGCCAATCTGCTTTAAAGCCTGTCCATCCTCTAGCGCATATCTCCTGTAGCGCATCGTTAAGACTAATCTCTGCTTTTTTCGCTTCACGCTCTATGCCACGTATAGCAGTTTCGGTAATAGCTGCCTTTTTTGCTTTTCTTTGTCGAACGAAATCTTCCCAAACTGATACAAGCACCCCGTCAGGCGGTGCTATATCTTTTATCTTTGGTTTATGGTTATTAGTTATTGGTTTATGGTTATTGGTTGGTTGAACGTCTGTTGAACGAACGTCTAACGTCTGTTCAACGTCTGTTAAACATATGTTCATTCTTTTTTCTGCTGATGCTTTACCAGCTAAAGATGCTTTAACAGACTTGTCTTTAAACGCTTGAATTTCTTTATCTGCTCGGCTATGCGTCCATGTTTTTTCGTCTTGAGAGTCAAAGAATGTTGTTAAAACATACTCGACTTCGCTAACGTATTCACGCATGCCTATCAATCGTGCAACGTCTGCTGAACACCCGCTTAACGGTTGTTCAGATAGATAATAGTGGTCAAGCAAACGCCGATAAGCCAAGTCCTCTAAAAGACTTAGACCTTTTGTATGACTGGAATAATCACCGATGTTGAACTGGTAGTAGTGCATAACTAACCTCTCAAGTTAGGGTTCTCACAGTAGGAGACAAGGGCGGGCGGGTGAGAAAACCGCTTTTCGGTAGCTAACCTAGCCCTGTCTTGGGACACTAAAAGAGTGCCTAGTTACTATATAACAACTATCTCAAAATTAAAAGTCCTGTTTCAAACAACCAGCCAATTGTTTTGCGATGCGCTAGTTCCCATAGTTCCACACGTTCTGATTTTGATAGCACGTTGCCTTGATCCAAGTCGTGATGGCAGCGAAAACAAAGTGCAGCTATGCGATAGTCGTGCGCTTTAATTCCCTTTCCTTTACCGTCTTTAAGCTGATTGCTATGTGCAGCCACTATCGTACCGTTAGACGTTCCGCAGTTCATACAGGGTGCTTCTCTCACTATCTCCAATAGTTTCTTGTTCCTGTACATCTATGCCTTGCTCCGCTAAGAATGAATAGATAAACTCTATGAGTTCAGTCATCTGTGCAACGCTCATCTTGCTTGTTGACTTTCCGAGCATTACAAAACCGCCACGAACGCCTTTTGAAATTCTGTTTTCTTGGTTAAGGCTTGCAGTAAAAATATCTTTCCAATCTTCAGGCAAAAGATACACAGCTTTACCGTTTACTGGCCAAAGAACATTGTTTGCAGCTATGTTAAGTAAAGCCCATAGCAAACTGTTTTGATCTATCGAGCGTGTCTTTGGCTTTATTTCTACTATGTAATGTTCTGGCGCATTGCGAACAGCATCAAGCGCCGCTTGTCTTTGTTTCAAGCTGAACAGACGTAGGATTTGTTTCATTGAAAAGTTCTGGCTTTAGCGATTGAAGTTGGATTCGGCGCAACTTTGGAATACCCTTTTTCTTCCAGTAAACAATAGAAGGTGGTTTTACGTTTACAAGTCTTGCAACAGCGGCTGCACCACCAAAAGCGTTAATGATTTCCAAGTCAGTCATTAGACTATCTCCATGTTAGACGCATCTATTTTAAGATGTAGACAACTTTTACGCTATTAAATTAATCTATCATTACAAAGAAATCAATAAAAATATTTTTCTTTAATATCTTGTTAGATTGTTTTAATATTCTCCTATGCACTACTTAACCAAGGAAAACGAAATGAACACAATCATTCAAGCAACTCAGTTAGGCACACACTTTGCCGCAGAGAACTGGTCTATAGAAGAAGTCGGACAATGGCTGGTCGATAGCGGTTTTGATCCCGAAGGTGTTTTTGCTAGAAACGTATTTAAAGGCTATCAGACACAAGTAGATTGTGGTTAACCAAGGAGAGTGAAATGAGCAAAATTACATTAGCAACATTTAAGTCTTTTATCCGTAAGAACAATAACTTACACCTAATGACGCATAGACAGTTTGATGGCATGGTGGACGGATGCGTAGACAACCCAGATAAACAATTTTATCCAGTTATTATAGAAGAAAGACACACACAACACACGCTAAATATAGCTGGTCTTTGGCTTGTTCTTGGCGGTGAAGATAGATTCTATTCTTTTGAAGATCATTCTTTTACTGGTATCACCGTTTCAAATTGCTGCGGTAGTTATACGCTGGCAACACCAAAATAAACCTAAAAGGATTAATCATGAAAAACTCTTATTATTTCCCATACGATCAAGGACAACTTATGCACGGAGATGCTCATTACCCAGGATCACAAGCAACTGTTGATGAGGTAATGCAAATCATTGCACACGGCGGCACAGACCGTGACGGCACAACCCAAGAGCAATGGCTTGAATCACTCCGAGAGTTTGGAGTGCTGGATCGCATCGCCATTATCATCGCCAAAGAGTATTACAACGATGCTTTTAGCCGCTTCCACAAGATGATGGAAGATGACATCAAAGCTGCGCTTGGAGACTGACATGAGAGCAGACGAATTCCACCAGCAGCAACTTGAACAACAGGAACAAGAGGG